CTGGTTGTGTAAGTGATTGTACTATTCTAGCCATTATCTTCTACCATCTGGTTGTATGTCTAATCTAAATGTACCAAGTTTCCAAAACTGACTTGTACTACTATTAGATACTTTTAAAGATATTGATCTAGCCCTAGCACGTGTGTCAATTTTTTGTGTAGAACTGTTCACGGTAAACGGACCAAGTGATGAACTAGATGCTGTATCATTTGGAAAATCTTTTAAATTTAATGTAACAACACTATCACCTGTTTGTGATAAAAAATCTGGTAACACTCTTCTAATTTTCATTATAAATTCACCATCACCTTGTAACCCTTGTTGACCTATATCAAAATTACCTGATTGTATATTTGCAACAATAGAATTTGTTGTACCTTCTTTAATTTCATCTAATCCTTTTTCGTGTTCAAAGTATGTAGAAGTTCCATCTGTACATCCAATAACATGATCTTTATTTGTAGTCGCTGTTGTATCACCACTATTATATTCTGTTGCATGTGGTTGACCAAACACTGCAGAATCTTGCCATGCAGATCTTGCTAGAGTGCCTGTTGTCCATACCGGTCGCTGTGGTGTTGAGTCTAAATAATTATAAGTAACCATTCTATTAACTGTGCCTGATCCAGAGTTAGGATAGAACCACATAATTTCACCAAACAAATTATTTAAACCTGCATTGATGTGTTGTTTAGGAATTGTATTAATATCATCGTAAACATGATCTTCAACTAAACATGGAAGTGATTCTAGTTTACCTGTGTATCTAAAGAAACCATTTTCTGACATCCAATAAGCAGCACCATCTACTTCAACGCATGCATTCTGTCCTATTAATCCACAGTTAGTACCAACTTGTTGGAATGAGAAAGTAAAAGGTGCACCTACAAATCTCATAATAAATAAAGCAGTATCAGTCCAAACATAGATTGCATCTCTACCTCTTATAGCTCCCATAATTTTTGATCCGTCTGCAAGTCTTTGTGTACCTGCGGTATTAATTGCACTTGGTGCATAAGATGTTGTTTCATCAATAGATTCTTGATCAGAAAATCTTATAAACATTTCGTCTTTAGTAGTTTTTGTACCTATAGTTGTTTCTGTTCCAAAAAATATTAAATGTCTATCTGGTGTTGATACTAAACTAAATGCAGATGCCGTTGGAGCATTTGCTAATATTGTTGCTCTTGTTGAGTTAGCTGTTGCAGAATCAGAATCCCATTCAAATGTTTCTCCACCTGATATAGTTGCAATAAGTTTATTACCAAAATTATCTAATGACCATAGTCCAGGTGCTGTAACAATATCACCTGATGTTGCAGCGTTCCATGCAAAAAAGTTTGATGCATCTGTAACAACGGCTCCTGACGAATGTATTGCTGCTGTTGTACCAGAAGCTCCTCTTGTTAATCCAGATAATGTACCACCACTATTTCCTGTGTAAGTAATTAGTTCAGAACCAATCTTAACTGTTCCTGATGATGCAAAAGAACTAGAACTTGCTAAAGTTAAAGATGTGACTGATGCATTTATTCCTGATGACAGTGTTGATGTAAACTGTCCTTGTTGTACACCACCCCATGATCCAAGGCCCCAACCTGTTGTTGCAACCTCAAGTGCGGGTCCTACTGAAAAATAATGTTGTACACGAATACCACCAGAAGTGCTTGCTCCTGATCCTGATTCGTTAGATGCCATAGTAATAGTTATTGTAGTTGTTGTCGGTATAGTTGTTACTTGAAATTTATTGTCTTCAAAGTTAGCAGAATTAAAACCAGAGTTAGTAATAGCTGTAAAATTATCTAATAAAATAATGTCGCCTTTACTTATATTATGTGCTGATGAAAAAGTTATTGTAACAGTCGATGATCCATTAGTTGTAGAAAATGCAGATGTTAAAGTTGTTGTAGATTTAATTGGATGTATGTCATAAAAAATACCACCAGAATAAGCATATAGTATTCTATTTGTGCCTAACGCTGCATACTTGATACCTGATGCATTTACAAAATGGTGTATGGCTGTGTTACGTCCTGTTATATCAACAGAACCTAATTGTGCCCAACCACCTATTTTTTCAGGTGTACCATATCTAAATCTAACGTTGTCACCTTCTATCCATTGGCCTTCACCACCGGTGCCTGTAACCTGTTTATTAAAACCTGGTTGAAATCTAACTTTTTGAAGCATAGGTTACTACTCTTTTGGATTTGCATCTTTCACTGCTTTAATGTGTTTAAACCATTCACCAGTCTTGTCACCTTTATCAGCAACCATGTCGTGGTATAATAAATCTAATTGTTCTTTTAATTCTTTGTATTCGTTTGCTCTTTTATTTAAAATACCATTTAATGTTTCTGCTGTATTACCAGCATTTTCATATTCTGCTATTTTAGAATCACTAGGTTTTGATAAACCAGAAACATTCCATGTTTTTATATAAGCTCCAGAACCAGTATTTTCTAACAAAATATTATCTTGCTCATCATCCCAAGTTTTAGAGTTTGCTTTTAAATATAATTTAACTTTTGTGTATAACATCGCCATCCTATGTATCTCCTAATCTTATAAATCTAATCCAACTTCTTATAATAGCTCCACCTGAAATATCAGTTCCAGAACTTCTTACATGATAAATTGGTCTTACTTTAACATTTGATGTATTTGTAACATCTACAATTGATGATACTGGAGATGTTGTTATGTAGTTTTCAGCAATTCTAGTAAAAGCAGTTGTTTCTGCTCTAGTGTTATAAGAGGAATTATCAGTTGTAATCTGTAATCTTGCATAACTATAATTAGAAGCAGCTACACCATAATAAAATGTAAGAGCAAGTTCCACAAGGTACATACCTGTTGATGGAAAAGTAAATATTCCAGAACTTTCCGACATTGTACCTATTTTTCCATAACCAGTATATCCATCTTGTGTCCAGTTTGTGATAACTGTGTCAGTATTAGAATTATCAGCATCAATATCATCTGTTACATGCCATTGATCAGCTAGTGTAATAGGATTTCCACTTACGTATGTTTTAATTCTTGACGCTGCAGTCTTTCTTATAGTTCCACCAGCACCATCATCCATTAAAAATAAGTCTGCGTCTACAATTGCGGCTCCAATATCTGTAGCACCTGTGAATACAGCTGTTGCTAATTTTGCTGTCGTCACTTGTCCGTCAGCCAAGTGAGCAGTATCAATGCTACCATCTGTATAGTGCTCAGAGTTTACAGCATTATCTGCAAGTTGTGCACCCGTAACAGCATCTGCTTTAAGAGCAGTGGTGTCTACTTCATTTGCGGTTAAGTGTTCAGTCCCTACAACATCATCTGCTATCAAAGCATCTGTTACTGCATCGGCTGTTATACCACCTGTTTTTACTTTTATTATTGCCATACTATGCGTCCTCCAAAGTTTTAATTCTAGCTTCTAATTCTTGAATAGTTTTAACTAGTAAAGGAACTAATTTAGATTGGTCGATACCTTGATAATCAGGCATAGTATAAGTTGCTACCCAAGTTGTATCATTTGCAAAAGTTCCTTTTGTTTTATGCATTATCCAATCTGCTTGAGAAATATTTTGTTTAAAAAAACTTCCATCAGCATTTAAAATAACATTTTCTAATGTTTTTGTTGCGTCTTTATCTCCACTTACAGCTTCTGGTACAATGCTTGAAACTTCATGTGCTATAAAGCCATCAAGTGTTGTATCTGAATCTGATATAAAATTAAATCTAGCTGGTTTTAATTGTTTTAATCTTGTTGTTGCGTCAAAGTTATAAGATACATTTTCTTTAAGTCTGTAATCAGATGAAGTGTTAAATTGTGTTGCAGTACCATTTGTTTTAATAGTTCCAACAATATTATTTGTATTTTCAAATTGAATATGAGTTTGAGTATCACTTGCATCGCTTCTGGATCTAATTTTGTAAACATTATTTTCATTAGCTAATGACCAACCTTTACCACTATCACTATTTCCACTTTCAAGAGTGTGTCCTGGAGCACTATCTAAAATACCAATTCTGTCATTACCAGCGTCAACAAATAACATATGTGATTGACCATTACTCTCAACTCTGAAATCTACATCATTACTATCTTCATTTATAATTACTTCATCTTCTCCTATTTGTAATACATTAATATTAGTACCAGCTTTCAGACCTTGAATAATTAATTTAAAATCTTCAGTTCCATCAGTAACATCTGTAATCTTGCAAAACATCGAAGCATAATCAGTAGCTTCACCAGCATCATTGTCTGCTCTAAAATTTATTCTACCTGTAATATCATTATCAGCTGGATTTGCACTATCTCTATGTAAAGATAAAATTGGTCCTTGATTATTATCGGCATCGGTTGATTTTAATATTAATACATCTGAGTTACCAGCAACTGTAATAGTTGCAGTAGCAGAAGATGTAATTGCACCTGCAACATCTACAGCTCCAGAAAAATCTCCTGTTGCTGCATCTACTTCACCTGTAACAGTTATTGAATCTACAAAAGTATCTTTAAAACGTAAAGAAGTTGTGCCGAGATCAACGTCACTATCTGTAACAGGAGATACGGCTCCATCTTTAATTGTTATTTGGTCAGTACCTCCAACTTTAATATCTATTTGATCATCTGTGTCTGCTGTAATGCTTGTGTTAGCATTAGCATCTAAAATTAATTCTTGTCCATTAACATCTAATGTGCCTGGTGTAACTAAGTTACCTGATAATTTTGCAGAGGTCACAGTCGAGTCCGAAGGCGTACCTAGGTCTAAAGTATTACCGAGTAAATATATAAAATCAATAGAATCACCTGTTGCTAGGTTGCTTGAAAACGTAATTGTAGAAGAAGATATTGTATAAGATGATCCTGGTTTTTGTATAACACCATTTAGTGACACGATCATGTGGTTCACCGATTCTGGAATTACATTTACAGAACTCACTTGCATAGTATAGGCAGCTTGTGCATTGACAACACTTATCGCGTCGCAAACTTGGTAGTTTCCTATCT